AGCCGATAATGAATGGCATTGGGAAATAGATGATCGCATTGATTACAGCAACTTTGACTTTACTTGGTTACCCGATGCATGGGACATCAAAAAAACACATTGTTTTTCCATGCGCGGAACTAAAGAATTGTGTTACACTAAACTAAAAAATTTAAAACATCATTCAACAGAAAATAAATTTTATCAAACTACTCTTACATTTAATAAAGTAGAAAAACTATATTGGCCTGACAAAATTGCGTATGAGGACATGTATGATTGGGTGTGTAAGCAGACACTCAATGATGAATGGGTTTGGATTTGTGACAACAGAGTTAATTATGAAAATTTTGATTTTAATTGGTTGCCCGATGCATGGGATAAAGACAAAATTCATTGTATCACAATGAAAAATCAAAAGCAATTAAGTTACACTTGGCTAGTAAATCGTAATACGATACAAGAAAAAAACTTTAAGTATCATAGAAGTAATTTAAAATTTGCTAAAGAACAAGGCAATAAAATATTTTGGCCAAACTTTCTTACTACTGTTTTATCAGGATTTGATTGGCAAGATAGTTTAGCAAATTGGGTAATTGAACAAGATTTTGAACAAGAATATGTTTGGATAGTTGATTCTAGAATCAATTATGATGAGTTTGATTTTAGTTGGTTGCCTGATGCATGGGATCGAGAATATATTCATTGTTTTTCAATGAAAGATAAAAAGCAACTAAGTTATACTTGGTTAGTCAACATCAAAGCATTAAAAAACAAAAAATTCAAATATCACGAATCCAGTCTAGAATTTGTTGAATCAAATTTTGATGTAGTTCTCTTAGACATGGGTCATAATTTAGAATCTTTTCAACATTATAATAAAAAGATACGCTTTATTGGTACTATGGAAGCCATGCTGCACAGTGCAATAAAACGTGCTGATAAAGAATGGTTATATGTTATTAGTACATGTTGTAGTTATAATAACTTTAAGTTTAATTGGTTACCTGATTTAGATCAAATTTCTTATACGCATTGTTGGCCTAGTAACGAACAAACTAAAGGCGATACCTTTTTAATACACATTCCTACTTTTTTAAGAACTAATAAATTAGATTATAACTTTGATCATGAAAGTGTACAAAGAATAGCGTGGCCCGCAAAAGTATATTCTGAAGATAGTTTAGCAGAAGCATTAAATCTAGATAGATTGTCTAGTTTATATGTAGTTTATTATAAACAAGATTCCATCATAAAAAAATTTCCAACTCCTTCTTTATGGGATAAGCGTCCTGTAGTTGGTATGAGTGAATGTAATAGTGTTAGTTTAGTTCCAAGAGATTGTATTGTAAAAAAAGAAATTTACGAATATCCTTATCTTGAAAGAAAAACTGATTGTGCAAAATCTTGTACCTTAGATGTTATTTTCATTCATAATGGTGAGAAAGATGCAATAGTAAATCTATCACATTGTCAAACTAATATGCCAAATGATATGACACTTAAAATTAGTAGCGGTGTAAATGGAAGATTAAAAGCATATCAAGCAGCGGCTGAACTTAGTAATGGCGATTGGTTTCTTGCAGTATTTGCCAAATGTCATGTTAAAGATAATTTTGTAGATTTCAATTGGCGCCCAGACTATTGGCAAAAACCTAAACATTATATTTTCCATAACCATAACTATGATTTGGATTTAACATATGGACATATGGCACCAATTGCGTATAATAAAAAATTAATGTTAGAAAATAAAGGCGGACTCGATATGACGCTTGCACAAGAACACGCTGTTGTTCCTATTGTGTTAAGCGAAACAAGATTAACTGACCCATGGGATACTTGGCGAACTGCATTTAGGGAAACAGTTAAACTTTTGTATTATTCTCAAAGTGATAATAGTATTGAATTACAATATAGATTAGATCGTTGGTTAAATGCTCGAGATCGTTGGTCTAAACATAATCCCTGGTATCAATATGGCTCGCAAGATGCTAAAAACTTTTTTGAAAGTGTAGGCGGCGAATGGCATTGGATTATGATGACTAACGAATGGGATTGGCTAAGGAAAAAATTTAATACAATTTATGCTAAAGATAATTTAACAACTTGAATAACAGTTTCAACTTGATTAGCAGTTAAATGCCAATGATTAGGTAAACTAATACAACGTCCTGCTAAACTACTGGCTTTTGGGCAATGATCTTTATAATATGGAAAAGCTGAAAGATGATGTATGGGTTTAATATAATGACTGGCAAATTCAATACCTGCTTCGCTTAGTGCTGATCTTACGGTATCTGCATTACTTGGTGCTATCTCAAACACATAATTAGTATGAGTGCAAAGATAGTTACGTGCTGGCATTTCAACATAATTTTCTAATGCATGTCTATAATACCAACTGATTTCAGTTTTCTTACGCATATTATCATCAAATTTTTGATATTTTACATTTAACACTGCGGCTTGTATAGCGTCAATTCTACAATTAAAACCTGATTCAACTACGTCTCCGTTTGACTCTTTGCCTTGAACTGTCCATTTTTTAAGTTGATCAACGGTATAATTCTTACTTAACACTGCACCTGCATTACCCAAAGCGCCTAAATTTTTAAGAGGATTAAAACTAAGTGCTAAACTATCGCAATAATCAATTTGATGATATTTGTCATACAATAGTTCAAAGCTTTGAGCTGCATCTATAATTAACTTTACATTGAAATAATCTGTTAACTTTTTAAATTTTTGTAAATCTGCACCTTGCCCATATAAGTCAACCAATACAACTGCTTTAATTTTATCTTTATATGTAACCAAATATCTTTCCAAATGATCGTAATTCATTAACCATGTGTCGTCAATATCTATGCATATAGGACAATGCCCAGCAGCAACAACAGCATTTGCTGTAGCTACATATGTCATTGCTGGTACAGCTACTATGCTATTAAGTGGAAGATTAGCTGCTTTTAACGCAACAACTAATGCACTGGTTCCTGAATTAGTTGCAACACAAGATGCTTTGTTGTATAAAGAACTGACCAAACTTTCAAATTTTGAAACAGCAGAATTTGCAAAGAATTGACCATCGACTGCTACCTCATGAATTGCTGTCATAATTTCAAAACGTTGATCATCATATTGTTCTTTAAGGTTATAAAAATTAATAGACATGTCTATGTTTTTCAACCCATTGTATTTGAGAAGTAAGACCTTGAAGCAAGTCAATCTTGGGTCTATATCCTAAATTAATTGCTTTGGTTATATCTAAAGCACCGCGCTGCGGCATATTTAGATCAGGTGTTTTTTTATATATTAGTTCACTTTTGCACCCAGGAATTAAATGTTTAATTAATAATGCAGTTTCCCCAAGACTTCTAGCTTGTCCAAAAGTAACATTATATGTTTCACCAGACTGCCCCTCTTCTTCAATTTGTTTAATGCCGTTAACTAAATCATTGACATGTGTAAAATCTAATAGATTAGAAGGGTCGTCGATTTCAATTGGGTAATTGTCTAATGCACTTAAAATCCATTTATTAATAACTCTATCTTGATTATCTCCTGCTCCATATACAGCACTGGGTCTAATATTAATTGTATTAGGATTTTCAAACTTTGCTATTTCTTCGCATTGTTTTTTTAATAAACCGTATAAATTAATTGGTGATAACTGCGAATCTTCTTTTTGCTTATTGCTAGTAAAATTTCCATAAACCATACTACTACTAACGTTAATAAATCTAACACCCAGTTCTTTAGCTAAAGATGCCAATGAGTAAGTATTCATTGGCATTGTTGATATTGCAGAATATGTATCTTTTGATACCGATGCTTGATTAGGAAAACTAGCTAGATGTATAATACTTCTAGGTGGCATGCTAGATTTGATACTTTCTTTTATTTTAAACTTACTGCTACAACTAGAATTTATCAAGTGTGCTCGTTTATTATCTAGATATTCTAGACGATATTTGGTTAATACAGCATGATTGTAATGTGTGGATAAGTTATCTACTATAGATACAGAAAATCCATCGTCTAAATAAAGTTTGGCTAGGTGATGTCCAATAAATCCAACACCACCGGTAATAATTACGTGTTTCATACTGCCATCTCTGCTGCAATATAGGGATGATGTTGATAGTTAATAAGTTTACAATCATCAACAGTAGCAGACCATATGTCCTTAACTGCACTAATATCCAATTGCGGAAGATCATATGTATCGCGTGACATTTGTTCTAATACTGCATTTAAATGATTTTTATAAATGTGTACGTCGCCAAATGTTAAAATAAGTTCTTCAACCTCACTGTTAATTTCTTTTGCAACCAAGTGAGTTAACAATGCATAGCTAGCAATATTAAATGGTACTCCTAAAAATACGTCAGCACTGCGTTGATACATCTGGCAACTTAATTTATTATTACGTAGATAGAATTGCATAAATGCATGACATGGCGGTAATGCCATTTGATCAAGTTCACCTGGGTTCCACGCACTTATAATATGACGACGGCTAGTAGGATCTGTTATAAGTCCGTCGATGAGTTTTCTAAGTTGGTCTGTTGATGTGTAGCTATACGTTCCATTGAATTGTGGAGTTCTCCAATCACGCCATTGAACCCCATAGATTCGTCCAAGGTCTCCGGCAAATCTAGCTTTGGGTTTCCAGTAAACAGCATCTGAATTAGCAGACCAAATAGTCTTTTTAGCCAAGTCTCTTGTTCCAAATTGTAATTCTGCAAGTCGTCGTTCATCGCCTGATCCTTCAATAAACCATAACAGCTCTGCAACTACTGCTCGCCAAGCTAGTCGTTTAGTTGTTACAGCAGGAAATCCTTTAGTCAAATCGAATCGTAGTTGTTCTCCAAAAAGGCTAATAGTACCGGTTCCAGTTCTATCAGTTGATTCTACACCTTTATTTAAAATTTTTTCCATTAAATCTAAATAATTCTTCATCGCCTAATCCATGTTGTGTATGTTTTGTTTCTACCCCAGCCTTCACTTATACTATTAAAGTCTTTGAGATATTCTATTAGATCTATTTTAACATCACAATCGTATTCTGTCATGAACATTGTATGATGTATTTCTTTAATATATGGACGACAACTTAACAACAGTTTAGCTCCACCTATAATCCAAATAGTTTTTTTAGGATTGCGATCTATTAGATATTCTAAACTTTCTTTTAGCCAATTACCGGCAATAACTTCATGTGCTTGAGGAAAGTTTTTTACATTTTGATTAGTTACTACAATGCAGGTTCTATTAGGCAAAGGTTTAGGCATCATAGGATCTAGCCAAGTATTAGATCCCATAACTACTATATCGCCTGTGGTTTTTTCTTTAAAATATTTTAAATCTTCTTTATCATGCGGCCAGGGCAGCGAGCCATTATTGCCCATGCCGCCCTGTATATCTGTTGCGAATATTGCTTTAATCACCTAATAGGCCTTTTGTTTTTGCATCAACCACTTTAGCGACTTCTTCAACATTGATGTGAAAATCTATAGAATCAATTTCTTCTTCATATAAATCAAAGAATTCTTTAATTTTAGTTTCCACATCATCTATGGATATACCTTCCAACAGTTCCAATATATTAAAATCTATTGTAGAACCGTCATTCATTTTAATAGAAATTTCTTTTAAAAAATTAAACGGTACTTCTTGTATATCTGCATCTGCTATTATACTCTCCCAGCGACTTCTAAATTCATCGCTGGGTTTAAACCTATCGCTCACTTATATCTCAAACAGCAGTCTTGCTCTTAGTAGTTTTCTTTGCTGGCTTTTTAAGATCAGCAATTTCCTTTTGCATGGCCTGCATGGTCTTCATCATTTCCATCATCAATGCATTGGAATCTGTGCTAGCAGCCGGTGTATCATAATGAACAGCATCTGTGCCATCATTTAATTCAGCAGCAATCTTATCCTTGTTTCGTTGTGCATTAGTTTGTGTTGGATTAGCATTCATACCCAATTGAGAATCTAGTTCATCTAACTTTTTAACAGCAGATTCACCGCGACCAACTTCATTAAGAATTCTATTGAGTTCATCTAGTCGAATTGTGCTCTTGCTATTAGGCTTTACTGTTACCGCAGTTTGAGGAACCCTCTTAATATAGTTTTCAGTGCTAAGGGCTTGTAACATATTTTCCCCATTTGAGGACATTCTACGTTGCAAGATATCTCTAAATTCCCATGCTGCTTGTCCTTCTGCTGATTCTAAAATCTGCATTAGATCATCATGATATCGTGAAGGTAAAATATCACTGTAAACTACAGCAGCCATGTGAGAATCGTCACCTGTCAGCTGTCTTTGAACTATGATAACCTTCTTATTGTTGGCTACACCAACATGCTTAAAAAATGACATTATTCGTCTCCTGTATTTGTTTGTTCCGAAGAGTCAGTTGATTCAGTTGAGTTAGGAACAACTCCGTTTGCTATTAAAAACTTCTTTAACCTATCATAAACTGTTCCAACATTCGTGAGCTCATCTGCTCTAAATGCTCCTCTTTGAGCACAAGCTTCGAAAACTTGTGCAGTAAAAATTAAATCCTGGATGCCAAAAGAGGCTTCTTCTGTATTTTTAATTTCTTCTTCATTTATCGTCTGATCAGACATTACTATTCCTTTTCGCGAAATATTTACTAGTAATAATTATAGCAACTTAAACTTCTGATTGTCAAATTATTCTTCATACAATTCATCCCAATCGCATAAATCCTTTTCAATTTTGCCTTGATAGTTAGGATCAAGTGTTACTATCTTGCCCGACGTATCATCTTCATACCAGTTATACCAAATGTCAGTTTCGTTTAAAATATAGAATTTGTTGGGATAGACTAAAGCTAATATGGTTAAGTCTTCTTTAGCAATTTCAATCACAAAGGTATTACCGCCACAATGCCCTTTGAAGTTTTTACATGGCCCGTGTTCAATTCCATTATGTTTAAGTAACCACAACAGTTCATTCTTATAATGAAAAGCAATTCTAACTGGCATAAGCGCATCCAGTCTTTGCTTGTCTTCTTCAGTTAAAATGTCAATTTTGGCACTGCCGTTTTCAAGTCGCAGTAATGCGTTCTTGAATTTTAAAGCACCTTTAGTGCGAACATTTTTGGGAGTTTCTTTAGTGGTCCAAGGAATGTTTGCTTCAACGTGATCCACGTAGTACGTCTTGCCCTTGGTCATTATAATCCACATGGGAACAGTGGAATCTTCTAAATGCTTCTTGTTAAAATGAAATACTAATTCTTTACAAGCTAATTCAATCTAGTTCATTTTAGTTCTCCTTATATGTTAATTTAGCATCAATTGATCCACGAAGTCTAATAAAAATTTGTGATGTCTGTGTTCATGCCAATCTTTTTGTATGTATGGATACATGTCATACCAAAACTTTTCGCTTTCAGGGTGACACCCAATAATACCAATATTGTTTTGTATCACAGCCATTGCATCACCGTTTTTATATCGTGCTATGACTTTATATTTGGCTGAGCTATCAGTTTCTATAATAGCACTGCCATCATAAAAGAACATACGATCTTGGCTATTGTCCTGATAGGTTATGTCAGCAACGGTTCCGTAAGGTCTTCGTATCTCGGCGCTGGGCCGTTGGATATATTGCACACAATCAAGTCCTTCGAGGATGTCGAAATAGTTAGAACCTGTCCAGTAGGCTCCCATACATATACCGAGATACTTGCCCCCGTTAGCCAAAAACGCTGCCACAGCATTCGCATGCCGTCTTTTGAAGAAACTGTAGAATGAGTCTGAGTCACCTATACCTCCTGGAAACGCAACACAATCATATGATTGAAATTTAAAATCTTGGAAATCATCAACTGACAGTATATCAACTTGGTACTTTGGAGTGAGTGCAGCAATCATCCCGTCGCAACATTGCGTAGAACATTCTGGGTGATGTTGAAATAATGCTATCTTTGGCACTCATCTACTTATCTAAAAGCGGCAGGGTTCCCACCTGCCACAGGGTTTGATCACCACCCCTAGTCCCCCACCGGTTGGAATGCTATCACTACGCTTACCGACCTTGTACACTAGGTGCGTAGTTATAGGGGGCTGTCGCATTCTGGTGCCTGGAGTGGGAATTGAACCCACCCTCGCAGTTTTAGAGGCTGCTAGTTCTCCACGAACATCCAAGCATTAGTCATTGTCATAATATGTAAACCTACCGAATGGAGGTTGAATATCTTTATTATAACGATTGTTGATGATCCAAACTGTATCACAATAGTTAGGATCTCCCCAATCTCCCCAAACTTCACCATCAGTAAAGTTAATCAGCAATTTAGGTTCAACATCATTTTCCTTCATCCAATGCCAACTGACAGCAGCATCAGTACCGCCAAAGCCTGCAAGTTCATATTCACCTAAGGTAATTGAACCATGAGGGGTAAACTCTTCAGGATTATGAACAGCAGTATCCCAACACCAAACTTTGATCTTGTAGTCGGGAAACTGATCCATAATACCTTGCACTTCACTAAAGAAGTCCCGGGCCATTTCATCAGTAATTGAACCTGAAGTATCAATAGCAATGCAAATATCAATGCTGTCTTCCTTCAACATGCTGGGCAATGTAAACCCATTGCTGAAGTTCTTGCGACTGGGCATAGTCCAGGTGTAGTTGTTCTTAACCGTGCTTTGGATCTGCTGACGAATAAATTCACGCCAGTCAATCTTAGGCTCGGTAAGATCCTTAAGCATACGCTTGAGACCTCCAGGCAAGTTACCTGCACCAGCAGCTTGCGCGGCACTGAGCATAGCTTCTTTGAACTCGTCCTTAATCTGTTGACGTTCAGCATCACTTAGCTTAGGACGACCTTTGCCCTTACCTTCGTTTTCGCTGTCACCATTACCGTCACCATCATCTTCAAGATGATCGTCCAAAAGCATTTCAGCAAGTTCTTCTAGCGTAACTTCCTTAACATTTTTCATAAGGTCGTCATAAACAGCTTCCCAAGTCCATCCTTCATATTTGCGATCATAAAGGACAGGCACTACTGTAATTTTTTCACCAAGACCATTGTTAATACAATCAGCGTTAACAACATAGTCCATAGCAATATTAGCAATTTTACGATTTCTGTTTCCATTACGGCTCATGTGATCATATGCACAATGCAACAGTTCATGACAGAACAGAAACATTAGCTGCCGAGTATTGAGCATTAGAATGAATTTTGAATTGTAATAGAAATGACGACCGTCAGTAGCAGCCGTCTCACACCAAGTGTCAGCATTAACCAACTTGAGTCGCATGGCAAGATTGCCAAAAAATCCATGCTTTAGAACCAATGCAACACGAGCACCCAATATAGCTTGACGAGCCTGTTCATCTAGAACGGGATCAATTTTTTCAACAATGCGGGACTTTTGAGCATTTTTGGGTATTGGGGTGGACATTTGGATATCTCCGTTATATGTATATATTAGCACCGCTAGCATATAAGTCAACCGCTAAATATAGTGTAAAGGATCCAAAATTTCATGAGTCTCAACGGTATAGCTCAATTGGCTACCAAAGAATTACGCCAAAAAGCCAAATTAGATTTGGCTGCGTTGGATAGATTAGCTGATGGCAATCCACGTGCTACATATGATATCACAACATTACCAACTCAATATAATGATAATGCTATAATTGATAACCCCAATGCCGGCGGCTTAGTGATTGGTCGTCCTTGGATTGAAACTGTTAGCACATTTACATTTTACGAAGCATTTGGCACAACTTCTGCTATTTCAACGACTCGATATGTTAGCGGTAATAAAATATATGCTTATTCATCTACATATGACGTTCCAAGCTATCAACCTGCTAGAATTGTAGTTAATGATATTGAAATAGTAAATTCAACTCAACGCGGGCATACATTAGCAGTATTAGACTCTTATGGTGATACAGTTGGCATAACCAATTATGACACCTATGGAAATGCAGGATCACTAGCTACTTTAGCAACCGCACTTTCAGCAGTAGCTTCTGGTAATATTGTGATCCTAGTAGTTTATGATGCTAGTGCATTAAATGCCACAGTGCGTTCAGCTATCAATACAGGATATGGATCTACTAATTCTAATACTTGGACAGCAAGCCGAACTAGTCAAATATTCATCGGGATTAAATTATAATGGGTGTGAGAGCAGAAAATTCAACCAACTACGTTCATAGTGATGAGCCAAATCTTCTAAACCTTCATAAAGCTATGGAGTATAACAGTGTTGGTCAGCCTATTGTTAGAGTTAAAGCAAGTTTCGCAGGTAGTGGCGGTGACTTTAACGATAATGCTGCAACAGATGCTTTTGGTAGATTGCGTGTCAGTAATCCGCTTACCTTATTTGATTGCAATTATAGATTTGCTGATGATACTTCTAAATGGAATTCATCTGCCTCGGGGTCAGCTACTAAAACTTATGATGGCAATGCTTGTACTGTAAACATGAATGTAACAACTACTAATGATCAAGTTATTAGAGAAACTAGATGTGTGTTTCAATATCAACCTGGTAAAAGTTTGTTAGTGTTGAATACATTTGCAATGGCCACACCAGTGGCAGGATTAAGACAACGTATTGGTTACTTTGGTGCTAATAACGGTGTGTATTTCATGACTGAAGGTACTGTCAACTATTTTGTAATTCGTAAGAAGACAAGCGGTACAGTAGACGACACAACTGAAAAGGTTGTGCAAAGTAACTGGAATGTTGATACATTAGATGGAAACGGGCCCAGTGGCATAACACTGGATGTAACTAAAACACAGATATTTTGGATGGATATTGAATGGTTAGGTGTTGGCAGCGTTAGATGTGGTTTTGTCGTTAACGGTGTATTTGTTCTTTGCCATGTATTTCATCATGCTAATACTATTGCTTTGCCTTATATGCAGACAGCATGTTTGCCTCTAAGAGCAGAAATTACCGCAACTGGTAATGTATCTGCTACTATGCGTGTGATATGTAGTACAGTAATAAGCGAAGGCGGCTATGAACCCAAGAGTCTATTTCATACAGCAACAATGGGTGTTACAACCAAAAATCTTGTTACTAAGGGAGTATATTATCCATTAATGGCATTAAGATTAGCAAGCGGAAGAGAAGATGCTATCGTTAGGCTTGCACAATTACAAAGCATGATTGCCACTAGCAGTAGTAGTCCTAAAAACTGTCACTGGGTAATTTTACTAAATCCAACTCTAACAGGCACTCCTAGTTGGCAGGCTACTCCAAATGGTATTGTAGAATATGATATTAGTGCTAGTGGGTATTCAAGTGGTACAATAATTAATAGTGGATATTTTAGTGCTAGCACAAGAATTGAATTGGGTAGAGTAGAAGATTTTAATCAACAGTTTGGTCGCACCATTGCAGGAGTCAGTGACATATTGTTATTTGCAGCAGCACCTGACAGCAACGGTTTAGACGTTGCTATTGATGTCGGTTGGTATGAATTGTCATAAGAAAACCCCGCTTATTTCTAAGCGGGGGTACACCGGGGGTAGTTACTGGAGGTGCAATACCCCCAGTGTTAATTAGCCGCCTTGAACAGCAGCAACAACATGCTTACCTGCATTCTTATTGAACTCTTGAAAATTCTTCAACTTGGATGCCTTAAAGGTCATCTTGTATGTAGTCAATGCAGCATGAACAAGCATAACCTGCAACTCAACTCCAAGATTGTCCATAATGAACCTTAGAACATTATCAAACTGTCCGTGGAAGAAGTCGTTGCCCTTATCGGTATTAGCATTCTTATCCCAGCACTCCTTGAGCTCGTAGCAGAGCGCAACAGTAAGTGAGTAACAAGCCGCAAGGTCCTTGTTCTTAAGTTCCTTAACCTTACCCTCAAGAATATGCGTTGGGTTAGGCATCAAACCTGATACCTTTCGATGAGCATTAAACTTCAATGCAATACCTTCACCAACTGTACCAGAGATAAGATCAGTCAGTTCAGTATCATTTAGCGTGTCTTCTTGCAGAAGTTCGCTAACGAACGTCCAGCTACGCGGAGTAGCAAAACTCTGACCTGAACTCTTAGGATCAAAGTTGAACAAGTCAACCTTATTAGCAGTAAGATAACCAACCACATCTGGATTGATCTGATTTAGAACAGCCCAGTTCTGCCAAGTTTCAAAGTCAGGACGTAGCGTAAGATGAATAAAGCGGTTAGCCAACGGAGCAGGCATGCGATATACAACACCACGGTCGGTATCACGGTTACCAGCAGCAATTACCACAACATTGTCAGGCAGTTCATAAGTACCAACACGCCGATTCAGTACTAGCTGATAAGCAGCAGCCTGAGTAGCGGGCGGAGCACTGTTCATTTCATCAAGGAACAGAACTACAATTGGATACTTTGCAGCTTCTTCCTTAGTAGGAAGATCGGGCGGAGCAGACCACGTAGCGGTATGCATTTCGGTATTGTAGTAAAGCACACCCTTAAGATCACTGGGATCCATGAGCGCAAGACGCAAGTCATATAGCTTGCCCTTCAACTCCTGGCAGATATCAGCAACCAATTCACTCTTACCAATGCCCGGAGGTCCCCAAAGAAACACAGGGCGCTTCTTACGCATTGCAACCATAATCTCTCGCTGAGCAGCAGCAAGAGTAACGCTACGGGTTTCGGTAAAGCTATTTTCCTTAGACTTAGCAGACATATTGCACCTCCAAAGTTTGAATGTCTATGTTACTACTTTATACTCTTATACGGTTTCGTCAAGTGATAATTTGACGTAATTTAACCTAGTTACCTTATTATCCTTATGGTCCTTAATCCTACCACGAATCTTATAACGACGACCAGTTTCCAACTGATCATTTGTGCTAAAGTTGATTACACATTTACTAGATAGATCAACTGCACTGTGAAAATGCCTAAACCATTTGGTGCTGTAGATACTGCTAATTACTTCAGCAGTACCTTCATAAGTATCGCCTACATTACCAAAAGAAAAACTATCTTGATATGCACGATCTCTCTTTTCCAAAATAGTATCAAAATTAATACTTTGCATATACGCTTTTGGCAAACTAGCAATCAAACCAATTTCTACAGGAGTTGAAACTGATTCCTTATTGGAAACTTCACATGCTGATTGACTATAGGTATTAAGTTTACCTGCCATAAGATCCAGCAACTTTGACTGATAGTAGGTAATAATATCTCGAGCTTTGCTGTAATCGTTTTCTGTAATACGACTGGAATCGCGCAACAGATCGTTTACGATGTCCAAATTACGAACTTTAACACTTTGATCTTGGGCAGTTTCAGTTGCCTTATAATAGCCATTGTTAATTTCATATGCTCGAACTGCGGCAGCAAACACCTGCTCAGTAGGATAGTTTGTATATACTCGAGCACCTTTATTTTTCATCAGACCAGTTCCTCATTTAGCAGCAGAGCGCAATGACCGCGAACAGCCATTTCTTTCGAATAGTAAAGGGCAACAACTTCGTTCTTGCCATTGGCGTAGAACCAGCAGCTCTCGTAGGACTCGCAACCTTCAAGAACAGCAGGCACTGCTACGGTGCTAAGTTCGTCGCCATTAGGCAACTTGGTTTGCAACTTCCATTGAGTAGCGAAGAATTTTTCAAGATTTAGCATGAGCTATCTCCTTAGTCTAGTTTAGAGTCAGCGTAAGCCTTAAATCCATACTTCTTAAGTACAGCAGCAGCCGCTACAGCGCCAGCTTCCTTAATGTCAACACCCTGGCCAGGCCAACGAGCAGGATCCCAAACTTGGTAAGCCTTGCCGGTCCAATCCTGCTTGAAGCCTAACTCCTTAAGGATCTGTCGCTCGGCCTTGCCCAACTTAGTATTGCCCTTATTAGCAGGATAAACAGTTACCCAAGCAAAGCCGCAAGCGCCGCTATCGTTGCCACCGTAATGCTTGTCTGCGTAAGCCTTAGCCGCAGTTTGAGCAGCAAGGGTAAATTCGTTACGGATAGCGTTGAGGTCCATTTTTGGTCTCCGTTGTTTATGTCACTATAATAAGTTCAAACACCAAAGTGTCAACTGAAATCTTACATACTCCAGTAAGCTTCGCTAGAGGGCGAGCAGCAACGAGGCGTATTGACATCTTCCATATATGTCTTGCCGGTCATAAGATTAACACGTTCGACCAGTTGCTTGATCTGGTCCATATAATGATTGCTCTCAGCAATACACAAGGTAGCGGGCTTGTACTTTTGACGCTTAATCATTCGCGTACGAGCAGCTTTTGCAGCAGCCATAGTCTTAAACGAACCACGACCAAAAGTCTTTTCAGTTACAATAGCAGTAGTAACGGGGTCATAGATAACGTAAGCCATGTCCAACTCCTCATTCCCTATATATGCATAATAAGCTCAAACTAGATTCTGTCAACTGGTTTATTTGGCCTCAATTCTCACTTCCCACACGCCTGCGCCTGTAACCCAAGTCCAGCTGCCGGGATTAGCTGCCGCCCACGCTTCAGCTTCAGTACGCTTGTAAGTAGCATAGATAACGTGATAACGGTTGCTCATATCCAGCTCCTGTGTTCTCATTCCCTATATATACATAATAAGCTCAATCTATATAGCGTCAACCAGAATTTTTAAGGGTTAACCTATTGAAATTTAACACATTTTGCTAGAAATCAGCAAATCTAGGAAGATCATAGGTCCAAATTTTACCCAAAAATAGAGTGAAATTGTAACAAGAACAGTTACAAATATTAAGCTTAATTTTACTACCAATTTGGGTCTACCGGATCAGCTATAGCTTCTTCTAGTGGATTTTTTGGTTTAAACATGCTGGGAGGCCTTAGCTTGCCTTCTGGACCTATTTGATCCATCCCGCAGTAAATTTCAAATTGATATCCGTCGGGATCCAGGAAATTGATGCTGGTGTTGCAGCCTGCACCCTTGCGGCCTTCGAAGACAATGGGAATATTATTTTCAATAAAATAGTTTTTAGCTTGCTGTAATATATCGGTATTTTCCACTTCGAAAGCTAGATGTTCAGCTTGCAAAGAATTTAAATCTCTTTCGGGTCGTTTACCATCTTGCATAGGTGTTAATCCTATAGCATGATGATCGGCACCATACCTAAAAAATACCATGCCCTTTTTATTTCTTTCAACAAGTTCAAATCCCATTACTTCTTGCCAAAATTTGGTTGTACGTTCTACATCACTTACTTCATAAATGAAATGACCAAGCTTCTTGACCTTTATAGGCGAAAGACCTTTATAAGACATAGCTATCCCCAATTGCAAAAATATTTAGTAAAATTGGAGCGGGCGATCGGGATCGAACCGACGACATTCTGCTTGGAAGGCAGAAGCTCTACCTCTGAGCTACACCCGCTTGTTTGTGTGGCTAACCGTGACCACACGCGGGACTATTTACGGCGTCCAACCCGTTACTATTTAACAATACACTAGGTTGATGCTTGCGTCAATATTATTATTTGACAGTGCCATTGCTATAGCCATAGGTTCGTAAAAGAATGTAATACGCTTTTGATTAATATGGTAAGGATGTGTGATTTTTTGATCCATTAATATGACTATTCCTGAACTAATTGTCTCTTGCAAATGAAATGTCCAATTCTTGTATGATCTATCTAACATGATATTCATTGCTCGATTGGTCAGTCTAAATCCATGCACTTTATCAGGATTAAACCAAAACAGAGGATACCCTTTATCTATTTCTTTTAATGACGGAATAACATCTTTGGCATATTGCGCCAACTCCATAGTCCAACTTACTTTGGTTCTTATGGCTTCATTGGAAATATTTGTGATCCTTGATTTAATAGAACCACGGAAAATTTTGTTGTTTTAAATCTAGTATTGAGTTTCTTACAAAGATTGATTGCATGTCCGGGGTTTGAAAATGATACTTTTTTATATTTTGGTCCTGGATACTGACTTATTAAACTTGCTGTTTTTAAATTAATAGGCTTTGCATCATAGTAAACAGCCCAAATGCCTTCACTAGCCAAAACTTGGTCAGACTTAAAAGTTTTTTTATCTGTTTGTTCTAATAGAACGTTTGGTTTTGGTCTTGACATTAACTCTCGTTACTTGATTTACTAATACTATTTATCTTATTAAAAATTAGGCTTTATTTTTTAAATGTGTCTCCAACAAGTTCAACTGTAATTTCGCCATTTTGTAAAGCTAAAGATTTAGCTTCAGCCAGTTGTGTTTCTAGTTGACGTAAACTTACAAACAAGTCTAAAATTTCTCCTTGTAAGTCTCTAACTTCTTTATATGTTAGCATAAGTTTACCATCGCCAACAAGACTTTTTACACGTTGATTAAATTGTTGTATGTGATATCCACTAAATGTAGTCATTGTTTAATCTCAACTGTTCCATCATTTCTAATTTTGTTTTAAAAGGGCCTTTAAATTCATAACGTTGCAGCGTGATTAATTTAGGACTAAAGCTCTTAACCCATCCGTGTTCAAATCTAATAATATAATATCCTGCACAATGATAGCTATTGCTTTTTACAGTTTTGGTATATATTGGTAACTTACGTTCAACATGCCAGAGGGCATTATGTGGTGTATGTGCAGTTGGAAAATCGTAAACTTCCATTTCAGAATTTGGTTTGCTTGGCTTAGCCTTTTTATTAAAACTGACTTTATATCTAGCAGCCAATTCGTCTAAGTTTTTAAAGGTTTGACTGTTATTACCAATAACAGCAACCACTGTGTCATTCTTTAGAGAAATAGTACCAACTCTCTCTCCAGTATCTTCTTCAAGTATCCAAAACTTGTTTTCTACAATAGTCTTAGCTTTCATGTTAGCAACCTACATCTTGATCAGTTTCAGGCACAGGTTTATCATCTTCTAATTTCTTATTTGTTAGTGTAAAAGAACCGTTATTGTTGTCAATCCAAAACAAATCGGTACCTTCTGACCAACCCATTTGTGCTAACAGATCAACTGGCAGTGGTAACACAAGTTCGCCTGTGTCCTTGTCTTCTTCTATTTGTACAGTCCAACTATGAGGATTAATCATTAATACATCTCCAACGGCACATTCTTATCAACAGATTTTCCAGTCCAATGATCTATTGTAACACAAACTTTTTTATATCCTAATTCATCTGGCTTAGATATTTTAGCGTTTTGACACTCGATAACTGTTGGATAAGGTATAGCAACTTTGTCCAAATAATGTCCTAAAGGATCCATTAAGAATATAATCATCATTGCTTTCATTTTGAAACTTTTCTCATCTTAAAATATTCATCAAATGGAATCCAAGTGCCATCTTTTACAAAACCCCAATCTCTAACTTGAGGTCCAGGAAAAAACAAAGTCCAACATTCTGAAACATTAGGATCTAACTCAACACGATGTAATGCTCGAGATCTAGCAAAATTGATATAACCTGGACCTCGCCAAAATTTTCCCTTAGGAGTATGTTCCCAATAACCGCCTTTTAAAATTACAGTAATAAAAGGCCATGGATGATCATGCAGATCATCTGGATCACTTTTTAAAAATCTATGCAAAAAAATATTAAAAGGAAAATGTTTCCTATCTTTAAGAAAAATATAGTATCTTTCAAGATAGGGTTCATTTTCAGTTCTGTCTAGAATTAATCTAAACCTGTCATTTTTCCTGCACCAATCAGTAATAAGTTTAAGCATGAACTAAATCCTTAGGCAAGGGTTTGCTTAGAATTTCTGCAATTTGTTGTGCGCTTTGACTCATACGTTCTAGTTCAAACTTACCGCAAAACTTTAGAAACTTTGCGCCAACCATTGGCACTTGCTTGGGAGTAAGTCCAAGTAAGTATTCATCAATACGAGCTTTGACATCATCAGGTTGGCAAGTAAGATCAATCAATGTACGATTACGTTCATAGCAGTCTAGCACACGATGTTCAACACCTTCATGATCTGTCCACCGCTGTAGCATCATGTTATTCCACGCATAACCTTTCTTATCTCGATCTTCAAATGCTTCTAGCAACCCAATCTTTTTAGCTGAACCTTTAGTTCGAACTCCTGGATAGGCGCTGAAAACATTATCAGTTGGATCGCCACGCATGATCTTTTCAAAAAGTATCCATTTAGGATCTCCAGGCACCTTATGCTCTTTAGTTTTTTTGTCAACAACAGGCTTGCCTTTGTCATCAAAGAAACCTTCTAGTGTAATAACCTGGTTAGTGACACCATTTTCAATAGTTACGTTGGGTGCAAGAAGCTGATAAAAGTCACTGTCAGTGCTGCAAATAATGTGATCATCGTTAGGATGGAGAGCAATCCATCTAGCGATGAGATCATCAGCCTCAGCAGTGTCACAACGAGCAACAGTAGCGCAAGTGTTGCTATCAAGCCACTTAACAAACTCATCATATGTCTCCCAAAACAGCTTATCTTCTTCTGCCTGTGACTTACTCATTGCGTCTTTGGCTTCTTGCCTATTGCGCTTGTAAGTAGCAGTATGATCCTTGCGCCAACTACGAGCTTCAAGGCAAAAGATAACATGATCGGGCTTGTGACTGCGATAAGTTTTTAAAAGTGCATTGAATGTAATGTGGAGACTCATACCCACTTTGCTCCAACTGTCTGCTCCGCGAGCAGCCACATGACGAGCGCGAAAGAACATATTGGCAGTATCAACAAGTAAATATTTCATATTATTAATATATGCTACTATTAATAGAATGTCAACATGATTTAAGAAACTTCAGTCTTACCATCACCTAAATTTTTTCTAGTAACTAGATTAGCATCTATGGCAGATTTTGGAGTTAAGTTAGCTCCCTGAAATTGATTATCCGCGATAGTTCTACAAACATCATTGATCCATTGATCTATTATTTCTTCTTCAGAAGAACCTCTATACCCATGTTTCCTTAACAGGTCAATAAACTCACTATTCCAATCTAATTCAATACTACCTAGTTTTGGATTATTTGGATCAAACTCAAATTTAAGAACATCAACCTTTGGTTCAATTTTTTCTTTTTTTAATTTAGGCTTGCGTTTTGATTTAGTTTTAGGCTTGCTATGTTCACCTTGACTAATTAGCATCGAAGGTACTTCTTCTTTTGATGCAAGTGCTTGTTTTTTAGGAAGAATACCTTTGATTAAATTCCAAATCATTAATTACAAACCTCTATATCTCTAAGTCCAATATATCTGCCTCGACGATCCCAAACTTCTTGAGTTTCGATCCAACAATATCTATTATTATAATAATAAGTACCTGCGCCTAATGCACCTAGTGCCAATCCTCCAACTGCATAAGGTACCCAATTCCTATTAGGTCTTGAATAATGTCTAATTGGAGGAGCTACATGCCTAATAGGAGGAGCTACATAACGGTGTACGCGAACATCTCGTCTTTGATATCCACGATGGTCCCTATATTGAGCAAAACTTTGGGTAGATATCAAAGTTAAAGTTGCAAAAACACCTAACAATAACAGTAGTTTACGCATCGTAGCCTCCTTTGGACTAAGTTTATAATACATTATTTAATGTATTTGTCAAGTACCCCATGCATTCTTCCATAATTGTACTTGTAATCTTGGAGTATAACGCCATCCATTTTGCATAGCCAAATCAGCTACCCAACGCTCGTTTTCATCATAGTGTTTGGTTGTGCCACCTGCTGGCATTAGATATACTGGAATGTCAATTCCTGCTGCATTGTACTCGTCAACGGCACGGCATACATCTTCGTAGTCGTCTTGATTGCTAACTACCCATTTAAAGTATGCTTCACCAACTTCAATATAATCCTTAACAACATCGGGCTTAATAGCATCAATCCATGCTTCGCCACTACTAGGCAATTTGCTGCTGATACTGAATGTAGTTTGGTAAGGCGCAATATCTAAATAATCAAATAGATCATCGTGTAATTTTTGAGTACCATTAGTTTCAAAAGTTATATTTGAAAGATTCATATCTTTAGATTCAATTTCGTCAAACAATTCAATATAACTGCGTTGCCAACCCAGTAAAGGTTCGCCGCCGGTTAGAATTAAATGCTTGTCCTTGCCATATGTGCCCATTGGTAACAATGTTTGCATACGATCAGTAATCTGTTCGATAGTCATAGTTGGACTAAGATGCTTGAACCTAACATCCCAACTAGCATAGCTATCGCAGCCAGTATGAACAAGCGGCAAGCTATCATAAGTCTTATAGTCATCGGGATTGATATTAAGTCGCTCTTCACTTCGCTGCCCACGTGGCATAGAAAACCCAGGACACTGAAAGTTACAACCAAAAACTCTAAGGAAAATACTAGGCGTTCCAAGATACTGGCCCTCTCCTTGCAGTGAATAAAATAATTCTGCTACTTTAATTTTAGTCATTTAACTCTTTTCCTTGCCTCTTCTAGAAAATCAATTTCTTTAGATATCAATAACTGCATTTGCCAAGTTTTTTGATGACTTGGATCTTGCCCAGGGGGTTTACTATTACTTTTTGCAGCTTTTAATAACATCTTACGTGCTATTATAATGGCATTATCAGACCCACACAAGTTTTCTTTTGTTCTATCTACTAGATATCCCATGCTTTCTTGTAGTGATCGATCCTGAAGTTGAATAGTTTGAATGCCAGTTGCAGTATGTCCCATTGCTTGATTTTCTCTATCAATTTGATATTCGTTGCTTTTATTTGCAACAGGAATATCTGTGCCAGGAATGTTTTTAACATGTACACTGCGATTAAACCCAGCTACTTCACTTTCAGAAAATGGCCTAGTAGGATGATGATCAGTAGTCCATACCATTGTAGTTTTATCGTCGATCGGCACCCAAAATCTGCCAGACACTGGTCCGCCATATCTAACAGCTACTCCAATATATGAAGGAAGCACCCATGGATTTACACGCCAAAAATATTGATTGTCTCTAGCATCTCGACGTACACCATTCACAATACCAAATTCAGTTTCCCTTACATCATAAACAGGATGATGATCGCCAATACCATCAAAATGAGGTTCTGCAAACAAATCGCCGCGATGAAGGAATAAAACATGTTCTGGATCAATGTTGCCTTCCAATGCCTGCAACCAATGACAGTCTTGCATACTCTTACTGATATATGTGTGGTCTTCAGGTAAATTGCAAACATCCCAGCCTGGTAAAGGAGGCTGTTGGGAAGTATCTCCTAGATATGCCCAAATTGCTTTACCTAGCTGTACTGCTGGATAACTTTTAATTTTAATTTTCTGAGCAAATGCTGGATTATTTTTTTCAAAGGGAACTTCTACGCAGTTTCCATCTACATCAAATTTCCAGCCATGGTATCCGCATCGAATACCGCACTGTTCATTTCTACCATAAAATAATGAAACTCGTCTGTGAGGACAGAATTCTTCTAACAGTCCTAATTTACCATTGGTGTCTCTAAAAAGTATTAGTTTTTCTCCGAGTATTCTTATTCTAATTGGAGCACTGTCAGGATTAGAAACTTCTGAAGTCAATGCTACAGGCCACCAATACCGACGTAGTAAATCGCCCATTGGTGTACCAGCATCGATTTCACTTAGTATTTTTGCATCTTCTGTATTCAATGTAATGCCACTCCCCCTGATATATCAAAACAAGATCCAGTAATATGACTAGCTTGATCTGAAATTAAAAACGAAATTGCATTTGCTACATCATGTGGACTAGTTACTCTGCCTAAGGGACTAATTTTAGTATTAATAGGTGCGGTATCTGGGTTCCATCTACTTTGTGTAAATCCTGGCAACACACAATTTGCTCTAATATTATATTCACCAACTTCTTGTGCAATAGTTTTAGTAAAAGCCAAAACAGCAGCCTTGCTTGCACTATATGCTGCCATTTTAGGATATCCTGTAAAGGCAGCACCAGACACAATATTAATAATATTTCCTTGCTTTCGTTCTATCATATGGGGTAAAACTGCTCGAGTAGTGTTAACTACACCATTAAAATTAGCAGCCATAGTCCAATCGAAATCTTCTCTACTAGTTTTAATAAACACATCTCGTTCAGGTTGTACTTGCGCAATTGATTTGTGAGGAATTCCGCCTGCTACATTAATCACTGCATCAATTTGACCGTGATTGTCTAATACTTTAGTAAACAAAGCATCAATACTTGCACTGTCAATAACATCAACTACACCAGCAAAAACAGATCCTGGTCTTGTCAATGCGTCAACAACACCGTCTACTTTATCAAAGCTTCTTCCACATAGAACTACTTTCCAATTTTCATCCAAAAGTTTAATTGCAGTTGCTCTGCTGATCCAACTTGTTGCTCCAGTTATAATTGCAATTTTGCTTGTCATTTTACCCCTCGTAGATTGCGCTGTTGCCAGCATGTTCGAATACTTCGGCACTTTTAAGACGCACAGATTTACCGATAGGATAACGTCCGCCTGTGTTCTTATACTGTTCTAATAAATTGTCCATTGCATCATAGCACATCTTAGCAAACATTTCACAGCCTACCCCTGGCACAATACGTAAATCACATAATGCACCTCGCTCATGCGGTTTACCTTTTGAAATACCTTCATAACCAATTTTGTTCATTTGCTCGAAGAAAGCTAGATGAGGATCATCTGCGGCAATAATTAACGTATGATCAAACATTGTGTCAGCCCATTCTTTGAATGCTTTTAGTCCACCAAAGTCCATTACCCAATTTCGATCATCTAGCGTTTCACTTTCAAATATTAATTTAATTCCAATACTATAGCCATGTAATGTAGAACAATGACTATGGGTAGCTCTCCATTGACGAAAACAGCAGCTTAGGCCACGATCAGTACCGTAAGTTTTAGTAGAATAGAATTTTGCCATTGATATCTCCTTTTGAATAGCAATGACATGCAGAATGTTTAAAGAGGGATGAATGCCTAGTCCTCGTTGAGATCATTACTTAGCTATTCCAGTGCGCATAAGTTCTAAAGTTATTGCCTGTGCTACACGTTCTTCAAAGTTTTCGTTTTGACTAATAACATGCAATGTATTTTCAGATCTATCACGTTTAATATCGTAGTGTCTAAACTCTAACACAGTACCGCCATCAGCAGCATAGATATTCATGCTAAGACCATTTGCGTCTAATCTTGGTCCACGTTCTACTGCATTTATTGAAACAGGAGGACTAGGTTCGTTACGAGCCCGCTCCCATGATTCTCTGCACTTGCGATCAAACCAACGTGTAAACCATCCCATCTTCTTCTCCTTGTGTTCTTCAATTGGTCCATAACTTCCTTGAGATACAACAGCACCCCCTGGAAAATATCCTGGACTCTTGTTTGCATAGCCTTGATTCATTGCCACCACCTCTTATTGTTTCTTCGTTGACACTCAGCAAGGGCAAGTTCATGTGTCTCCCATTCGCCTTCTACTGACATGTCATAATTTTTCCAAGCTGGTCGCCACCGACCATTTGATAACTTTTTAACACCCCACGTATATCCTACATCTAAAATGTTCTTTTCTAACAAAATCATTCTTTAATCTCCGAAATAGTTTTTCTTCCTAGAGTATGATTTACTCTTGCACGAATATATGCGTTCTCCCATGTCCAACATTCGCCTGTATCGTCTTGAAAACAAACCCACATGAGATCATGTTCCGGGCCGTAATCGATAATAAAATGTGCTAACGCACGACCTTTTGGAGTCATGATTGGCATAGGGGGTTCAAGTCTTGTCATCATCGCGGCGCCCAATCCTGTTGTAGTTTAATATTATCCATGAACTCTTTCTTAGTGCCTGGATCATCATTAAACGCACCCTTTAGCACAGTTGTTTGTGTTAGACTACTATGTGCCATAATGCCTCGATTTTCACAGCAGCCGTGTGTGGCTTGAATATAGACACCAATGTGTTCGCTGCCAGTAGCTTTTTCAATTTCGCGGGCAATATCATTACACAATTCTTCCTGTAGTGTTCCGCGCCTTGCACACCATTGAGCAATACGTGTATATTTGCTAAGTCCGATAAGTTTCTTAGCTGCAATAATACCAATATATGCAACACCGGTAACTGGTTGATGGTGATGACTGCACATGGATTTTAGTTCACTACGAACAACCAACATGCCTGTATAAGCATTATTTCCCTCGTTTGGAAAAGCAGTTGCATCTGGAGTAGGTTCGTATCTGCCACTCATTATTTCATTAAAATACATCTTGGCAAGACGCTTTGCTGTGCCTTTACTGTTTGGATCTGTTTCTCTATCAATTACAAGTGCATCAAGCACCTGTTCAAATGCGCCGGTTGCTTCCTCTATCAAACGATCATATTCATCAAAATAGATATACTTTGAAATATTATCGCCGGCCCAATAACGGCCGCCGTCAGCCTTAATACGATTACGAATTGTTTCTGAAACGCTCATTTATTTTCCTTATGATAACGCAGTAGGTATTGCGATATATGTTAATATACTTTATTTAGGCCTAGCTTGCAATAATTGTTTTATAAAGTTTTTCGCCATTAAAGAAAGAATTAGTTGATAACCCAGCATTTACAAACACAGTTTCTGCAAAATCTTCGTTGTTACTGCCCATTATATTTCTTATTCTTTCGATTATGAATGGTTTATGTTTTTGATATGATTCCCAATTTTTAGTCCATTCGCTTGGATACTTAAACCAAGGGTTCCACATTTCTTGATAACTTAGGCGATCTGGTACCATTGGATATGTTCCAACTAAAGCACCCTCATAAACACTTATGCCCAATGTTTCCTGTAGGTTTGCACTAAACACAATTTTGCTAGCAGCCAATTGCTCATGATATTCATGCTTAGATAGATTGTTTTCTTGAGCCACTATCCATTTATACTCTGGCATTGCAGCAGCTAAATCTTTAAAAATTTCCAGTTGTTTTTCAGAAGCAATTCGATGCGGAAAAATAATTTGATTCTTTTTACCAATGTATCTATAAGGAGCAAGTATATCTTTAAGATACTCCATTGGCCAACCCACAATATGTATTTTACCAGGATGCCATTCCATAAAATCTTCGCTGTTATCTTCATCAAATAAATTCCTGCAGAACATATCAAGATGAAACTTAGTAGCAAAGAAGTTATGATCATAGCAGTAAAACATGCTGGATTCAGCATTTCGAACCCAAGGTTTATCACCAATTAAACGTCCAAGAAAATCTTGAGGGTCATAACTACCAGCATGCCACATACCGCCCAACTTCACTGGAATGTCAAGCAATTCGCTCATATATTTTACTTGAATAACAGTTGGGTTCCAAGCGTCGGTATATAGAAAGTAATCCCCAGCTTTAACAGCGCCATTAGCAAACATTTCAGCAATCTGTAGTAGCTGCTGACTTTTGTAACTGTTAGTGCCAGCAAAGTTTAGAAAAGCACCTGGTGTAGTTGCTTGTGGAACATCTCCTCCACTAATGACCTTTACATTGAGCCCTGCTGCTATCATTTGCTCTGGAAGATACTTTTTCCACTGTGCGGTGTATCTGGTTTCCACTGCTTCTAGATCGACTATGTAAACGGTCATTTTTTGATTCCTTGATAATTTTATCTACTGCTTGTTCAAACCACGGATTACGAGCAATTAGTTCGTCTATTACTGTATCTAGTTCTACTAGACTACGCTTTTTCATTTTGTGTCTCTATAATAATTACTGCCCAACCAATACATCAAGCAAATTAATCCCTGTCCTTCATCTTTAAATCTAACTGTAATTAAACGGTAATCTTTATGTTCAGGATTTACTTGTATAACATAATCTTGATATAGTATCAAGTTTTCTCTATGAAAAAGTGCTTTCAGTCCGCTTAATGTGGCATTTTTATGATGCCAGTTATGTTTACTATTTTTAATTAAGGGAAAATCTACGGCTTCCCAATTCTCACTTAACCAAGGTGTTTTTTCGGTCATAATTTTTCCTAATAAAAAAGCTGGCAGTCTGCCAGCTTTTACTCGCTATCCTGGCAGGAAGTATTAATTCAAGCTAGCCTTACGGGCAAAATGCGCAGCATCTTCTGCCCATTGATCAATAAAAGCATCACCTCGACGATGACGTTCATATTGAACGTAAGCGTTACTGTTACGCTTGTACAATTCCTTTTCGTCAAAAACATATCCATAAGTTACGCAAAATTCGCGAAAATCATCAAGATCATTAAACACACGATTTACATTACGATTCTTAATCATATTAAGCTTCCCATTTGATGTTACAGCCATTTTCATTATCCTCACTTACTTCAATCTCTACTGCCCTGCCAGGATATCGAGAATTAATTTGAGCATACAAGTCTTCTGCAATCATTTCGCAGCTCTTGTAGTCAAGTGCCAGTATAGTAGTATTATACAGGCTTGTCAACCAGCGTTTAAACTGGATGAATTCAATGTCCCTATCATTGTGATACACTTCGATAGCAACACGGAAATGGAAGATGTGGCGATGAGGATATCCAAGAAAGCTGACATCATACTCATCGCCTGTGGCTAGCTTTGGATCATCCAAAGCAGCAGGATACTTGTGGATACCTTCACGTTGAAAAGTTACCCAAATCATGCTCTTGCGATTAACAATTGAATCGGTATTCAATGCTTTTTTCTTTTTAAAAGGATTCATATCAATTATTCTTGCCATTATCTTGTGCCTCATGCCAAAGTTTATAGTCTTTGTGATAATTGTCAACTACTCTTTTTAAATTAACTAGATCCGGATGTGTTGGGACTACATCGTGCCATTCTAAATTTTTGCCAAAAAACACATAGTTATATGCCATTTTTACACGCTTCCAAAAACTCAAATGAGCGTCAGCTTGTAGCTCAAAGAAAAATTCTGGCTGTTCTTGAGCTAACCAATCATAATAGCTAACTCGAATGATATGTTCTGGTGAATGACAGTCGCATCCTAAATAAATTGTTTCACTTTTGTCGGTAGTGTGTGCGCTCATAGTTTTATATTACTACGAGCGCACACAGTTGTCAATTAAAATCCCCAAGTATAATTTACACCAAATGATCCAATGTTAGCATCGATTAATGACTTCTGCTGCCAGCCAACATTTGCACCAACTTTGTGATTGGGCATAAATTCGTAAGTTACCCCTGCACCCAAAGCACCTGATGTATATTTCTTGCCTGGATTTGTTATATCAAAATTAAACATTCGATAAATTTCACTGGTGCCGCTAAATGATCCAGTATCGTTTGACAAATTGTGTACTAACCCAGCACTGACTGAAGCTGTGACTTTATCAGTAATAGGCATACCCAAACTTACCCCACCTAATAAATCTGTTTTAGTTTGCTTATAAGGATTTACACTAAGAGGAAATACTGCGCCAGATTCAGTATATCCGTCAACACTTAAATTGGAATATCTTAATCCTAAATAAGGTGTTGCTATTAAACTTCCGTAAACTGGAACAGTGTAACTTCCTTTAATTTGATATGCAGTATTGTTTACTGGTACTATAGCAGAACCTGCTTCGCTATATTGTAGCTGAGGACGGTTTATTGTATAAGATCCTGTATTGTTTCTAGCCATAGATCCAACTAGTGCAAGTCCTGTTCCGTCTAAATTAGCATTCCATCCAACAAATCCGCCAACAATAGGACCAACATCTTTATATTTTACTGTGCCTAATGTTGGGTTGGTAAATGGTTTGTCTAAGAAAATTCCCACTCGGTAATTGTCACTTAATACCTGTCCTAATTTGGTACTAATAACAACTGAACCCGATCTTAAATCGCCTGTACTGGATTTTGAAGTTCCAAATCCAAAACCAACACACCCGCCCATTGTACCACCAGACATACAATTATTGTTTAATGCACTGGCAGTACGAGCAGTTACTAAATTATTAGCTTTTGCACTGTCATTTTGTACAATGTTTATACTGTCCTTAGTGGCTTTATCGCTGGGAGTAACATAGTAATACACAGAATTAGTTGTGTATTTTAAGTATCCGCCCAAAGGATCAATTCCAGGATTAATGTTCAAAGTTGCAAAAGTTCCAGTAATTGGTTGACCATTCATAGTTAAGTAACGGCCAAACGCAGTAGGTGAATTAATAATCATTAATGAACCATCTAGTACAGCCGGACCATTAATATTGAACTGTTGTAAACCTGCTATTGCTAATAGACCAGTTGATGTTTGATCAAAGCTATTAACTGTTACATCGCTTCCTGCTGTAGCAATATTTAATACTCCACTGTTTGTAACTGATCCAATAGTAGCAGTTGCCGTATTTAGATTTATTATACCACTGTTATCAATATTTCCAGTAGATCCCGAACCATTAATATTAGCTGTTCCACTATTGGTAATACTTCCTGTTTGTCCTATACCTAGAAAGTTAAAAGTGCCTGAGTTGTTTACACCGTTGATGTTCCCTGCACCATTAAAATCTAATAACCCGCCTGCTAAATTGAAAATATCACCCGAACTTGCTGTACCTGTAATATTTAAAGTGCCTGTATTATTAGCACCAGCTATGAATCCATTTCCACTAATAGTGGCGGTGCCGCTGTTTGTAAGAGTACCGCTAGTGCCTGCACTATTAAATGTTCCACTATTAGTTACTGCACCTGTAATACCCGTAGCAAAGTTAGTAAATGTTCCGCTGTTAGTTACTGCACCAGTAGTTCCTCTATTATTGAATGTAGCAGTATTAGTCACTGCTGCGGTAGTTCCACCTGTGTTATTATTGAACACACCACCTGTATTATTAGTTACTGAGCCTGTAGTTCCTGTATTATTAACTGTTGCTCTATTAGTAATTGCGCCAGTTGTGCCGCTATTACTAAATGTTCCACTATTGTTTGTAACAGTACCAGATATAGTGCCGCTATTAGTAGCAGTACCAGTGTTAGTTAAGCTAGCTATTGTACCACTATTAGATAATGTTCCGCTATTAGTAAATGCTCCTGTAACTCCTGTAGCATAGTTAGTGAATGTTCCAGAATTATTAACTGTGCCAGTAGTACCTCTATTGATCCATGCTCCAGCATTAACTACAGCACCAGTAGTTCCTCCTTGATTATTATTAAAAGTAGCACCGGTATTATTAGTTACTGAGCCTGTGGCTCCGGTATTAGTAAAAGTGCCGTTATTGGTTACACTAGCAGTAGTTCCACCATTAGTAAATGTACCGTTATTAGTAGTTGAACCTTGTATAGTTCCATTATTTGTAAATGTCCCAGCAGCATTGTTAGTCACAGTGCCAGTTATTGTTCCGTCGTTGGTTCCTATTAAATTATTGATAAAGTTAGCAATAATTCCCATTATACTGTTATTAAAAGTGCCATCATTAGTAACGTCATTTGTTGTACCGTTATTGGTAAAAGTTCCAGTGTTAGTAATATTTCCCACTGTGCCACCATTTGTAAATGTTCCTGCATTTGTAATATTACCGGTTGTTCCAGTAGAATTATTAGTAAATGTGCCAGTGTTTGTTACATCGCCATTTACACCATCATTAGTATAAGTTCCTGCATTTGTTACTTCTAATGTAGTTGTTCCTGAAGGATTGTTTGCAGTAGTGCTCGAAGGATTATTAATTGCAACTGGTCCTGATGGGCCGCCTGCTGCTGCACCTTGTGCAGGTGTTGCGAGAGTTGTAAACCCTACGCTTGCAGGAATAGTACAACCCGCGGCAGCGATGCTTACATCAGCACACGCACCTCCATAGATTCCTAATTGTACAGAGCTTGAATTAGCAGTATTATTGCCACTTACTTCAAAACTAATTGTATAAGTAGTACCTGCTGTAAGTTGAACCCCTTGATAGATTCCGTCAAACGTTCCAACAGCACCATCATACCAAACACCACCGTGTGTTCCGCCTATATCAGTCCAAGTTCCAGCAGCAGCAGGATAAGTGCCGTTTTGATACCATACACCCCAGTTTGTTGGGGCTTGGATACTTGTTACTCCGTTGTTTGTGGTTACGCTAAATGATCCACCTGTATTAAAGCTACCATTAGTCAAAAGATTAGTTGTAGTTCCAGATACTACTAAGCTAACATTATCAAAAGTCCAATAAGCTGGATCTTGTCTAAAAGCAAAACCAATAAAATTAGCACCTGTTTGACTTGGTGTAAATGTATATGTAAATGTTTGCCAAGTATTAGGCGTATTAGCAGTGATCGTACCCAATTCTCCAGGCGGTAATGTTTGAGAAAATGTTGGACTCGTAGTTATAAAAAAACCTGCAATTATTGCGCAAACTTTAGCTAAATTTCTAAGCATAATACTTCCTTGTTGTTAACATTATCGAAGTACTAAAATTAGTTGATTTAGTCGAAAGTCTAAGCTTAATTGATTATTGCACTGCGCAAAACTACAATGTATTTATTCAACAGTTTTATCGTTAGTGTACTGATCCCAGTAAGTATATTTGTCCTTGCTCATAAGATCATGCAGTTGATGAGTCCACACACCTGTATTGGTAGCTCCCCAGGTTTTATCATCTAATTTAATTGTTGTATTATAATTAAATGACTGTATGTAAGGCAACTTAACACTGATCATTGGAACAAATCGTTGATATTCGCACAAACAAGATTCGTGAAGCCCTTCTACTTGTGCAATATCCAAATCTAAAGTACACCAATATCCTTCATTCAAACAAGCTTTAATAACAGTTTCCCACTTGGTCCACTCTTCAGCATCGTTCACACCAATATTAGGAAAACTTTGACTTGTACCAAAATAAATGTGATCTACGCCTGTTTCTTTTGCTTTGATTAGAATTTCTTCAACAGGAGGTGTGCCTACCACGAACAATGTAAACTTACCATAGCAGATAGTATGTTCTACTTCATATCCTGTAAAATATACTACGTTCTGACGTTCTTCAGTATTCAATCCCATTTCAAATATCCTCTGCTATATCCTTTGGGTCTGTTTAGCCCATCTGCAAATGCTTGCTGCCATTCTAAGTCTCTACTATAGCCCTTAGTCCAAAAATTGTCAATTTGAAGCTGACCTTCATCAATCCACATAACAGCATCTTTCATAATAGAATGAAAGTTTTTAGTGCGTGGACTTGGGCAAACAATATTTGTAGCGTTCCACAACATGGGGCCAAAGTTAGTAGTATATGTTTCTTTCTTTTCAGACGCCAATACCCATACACCGCCCGGCTTTAATAAATTCTTTTCAATCACTTGTAGATCATCTTTAAGATCAATGATAGCATCGTATTTGCCATGTGTCCGCGTATCTAAAGTACAAACTTTACGCCATAGATCTTTATTACTGCGACCAACAACATGAATTTCAAAGTTTAACTTATGAATGGCAATTGTTTGATAAGCAATCCAAGCTAGAAACCCACTGCCTAAAATCAGCAGTTTTGCTCCGCCGCCTTGCGCTTGTCTAAGCATAGGCAATGCTTGATGAATTACGTTTATGCCGCAAGCTACTGGTTCGATAATGTATTTTGGATCAGCAGCTGGTACTTTTACATATTCTCCTGTACGAACATTATAGTGATCACTGAATGCAGGCTCGCCTCTAGTAGCAACATAATCGCCAGGCTTAACATCAATTATGTTTTGCCCAACTTCAATAACTTGAGCAAGTCCTTCATGCCCTTGCATGTTGAGCGGCAGCGGCCCAAATTTGCCCGTCATCATATCAATATCACTGCGACAGATTCCTGTCATGATAGCACGTACACTGATCTCGTTGGCTTTATAACGGGGTTTCCGCCATAATGTTTCTATAAACTCTCCTTGTCCTTCAGTGACTAGTATTCGATTTCTCATTCTATCATCCTGTGAATCCATAAATCTTGTGCCAATTGATCACGCCAAAAATCTTTATTTGAAATATTATCTGTTGCTGTTTTAATCATGTTTTTATAAGCATATGCTGGGCATAGCCCAAGATCAAAAAATAATCTTTGATTATTATCTAATATAGCTTGTAGACTTTGATCGTCAGTTTTCTTACTGCGCCAATCTGCTGTAAGATAAATTTTTGTTCTGCCAATTTTCATTTCTAAATAAGCAAAATCGTTTACATTATATACACCATTTGGATCTACAGAACCATAATCAGTATCTACTAAATCATTAAGTTGCCATTTTTGTTCAAACTGTTTTTTAAAAAGATATAGTTCATTGTAAGAATTGGGATATAAAATTGAAATAAAACTTAACAAGTGAGGCATTAGATCTTTTTCGACTCCGCCAAAAGATTTTACTTTATTAGTAAACCATGAACCAGGGTTAGGTACTCTATTGTTATTAATCCATCGAATATCTAAGACATCTATATGATTTGATACAATTTTAAGCTTATTAATAATATCTCTGTATTGATTGTTTTTTACCATCATAAAACGAGTGTTTGGAAAACAATCAACTAAACATTGCCATCTAGAAGCATCACTAACACCTGGCTTTTCAATAAAAACAATACGAGATCTTGCTGCTACTTTATAAGCAATTTCTTCATGAGTCCAGTTTGGGGTACAAATGAATACACAATCAAAATGACCATGATCATCAATTGCAGTATCTAAATTATAGTAATCTGCAGGCTTGCTAATATCTACAGTTATGATTTCGTGTCTTAATTCTTCAAGAACTTGCTTATAAAGTTCTCCGATACCCATTCCAATAATTAAGCTTCGCACGATGATAAATGCCCCCAAGTTAATGCAAACAATGTTGTTTGATCATCTTCTTCAATCCAAATTTCAGCAAATTGTCCATATTCGCCTCGAACTTGTTTCTTGGCGTCCCACCAAAGAACATTTTCGGTGCCAATATTTGTTCGGCACCATTCGTACATGTCTTCCAGTTGTTTTATTGAATCTACTCTAACATTAAATCGTTTCATTCAAATAACGCATTAAATTGTGTTGTGGCATTTACTGTCTTCTTGCCAGTATAACCCCGTTGTCCTACAATGTCAATCCAGAACTTATTATATTCATTGATCAAATCATCTGCTTTGCTAGTGCTGGCATTGGCAATGATTTCTGGAACAATATCACGGAACATTTCATGTGTGCGCTTGCGGATCAACATGCCAGGCACAATGCCTTGATCATATTGTTCATTAGCTGTTTGAACTGCGTTTATGTGCATCCAAACATTATGTGCCATTTGGATAGCATAACTGAAACTATCCCAACTGGTTTTGCCTTCTTTACCAATCAAGTTAAGATCGCCTGGCTTGTAACAGCAGACGTCTTTAACCGTCATGTGCTTACTAATATGGCTGTCAACAAAGTTAGGGATAACACCGTCATCACGAGCAACGTCTCCATAAAGACGAGTATCAGTTGCATATTTCTTGTTGTCGATCCCTGCAGCCATGCTGTAAGTCCATTTAGATGCATGTTCTATCCTTAATTGATCATAAACAAGACCTTTAGCATTAGCCATGAATGGACTTGCGCAATCAAAGCTAATTGTAAAGTTCTCGTTATGGTATTTACGAACACTACGTTGTAAATCCGTCAGTAAAGTAGCCCATTCTAACTTACTAGTACCAAGAAAATGCATCCAGTCTTGAGTGCCTTTTTCTAATAACCCATCACGCATTAAACTTACAATACGGCGTAGCACAAGATGTAAATCGCACATGTTTTGCCCGCCCATGGCCCAACCGTTAAAGTGTGTTTGCGGATACTTTTTCGGATCGCAGAAATCCTTCATTTGTGCATACCAATCGTCTGCTTCAGTATGGTTCTCACCTTGTAGAACGTTTAGGAACTTACAACGTCCTGTGCGATGCTTCATCCAGTATTCATTATTAATACGAGTACCTATTACTGCTTCTTGATAAGTGCTGATGCCAGTTGCAGCAGCACCTTTTGGACTACGAGCAACCCAAGCAGGAATATCCAAAACCATACCATAATCCATGTAAGCGTCCATCCAACGAAGAACACCATCACGTTTAGCGTGAGCTTTAGGGCAGTTAGGATCGCGCCAATCGCCTTCCCACACGCCCTTGCCGATCTGGAAACCACCACTATCCCCTAATACAAAACTATTTGGATTACGATTGCGAACCATTTCTTCTTTTTCATCAGGTCCTACTTCTAGAATAGCATGACCTGCTGAGTATAAGCACCAAGGATAATAAAAATAACTGATGTCAGGATCGAGGAAATCTAGTCCACGAATACCATTTTGCATTGCTGCTGGCACACGACTGGCTTGCATTTTCTTACCATATTTGCAGATTTGAAAAGTATAAAAACTGCTAAGTGCTGGTAAAAAAATTGCGTAATCTTTTTGTCTTTGTGCCATATTATCTTGAGGTATCATTATTATCCTTTAATTTGTTGTATTCAAAACATTTAAAACCTGCCTGATGTTCCCATGTTAACAAGCCTGATCTAGGACTGTTTATGTTGGTACATACACCCCAATCACTATCAGCCCAATCATTTTTTTCGTCGTAAAGAGGAACCCACCACTTGCAACCGCAGCTACAATCTGGATAGTCAAGTTTAGTTGATTTCCAACGTTCTACTTGTCCACCGTAATCAGTATAATCGGTTGCAAGTCTTTTAAGTATGTCCCACTTTATATCTTTATTCATTACTTTGTGTTTGCTGGAATAATGTATTGGTATTCAATTAAACCACTATCAATAGTAATTTCTGCTGCTCCTTGATCGCTGAACCGCATGATCTTATCGCCTTGTAAAGACAAAATAGTAGAAATACGTAAGATTGGCCAATTCCAAGTCTTAGTTAACGATCCTTTGATATTGTTTTGGAATACAAAGTTACCTGCGTGTGTGCTATGATCACCAAAATAAAACTTTAGATCTGTGCCTTCTGTCTTAGCAATAAATTGTGTTTCGTCGCTGTTTGCACTAATTTGAAACTTAAACTTCTGAATAGAATTTTGTGAAGGTACAAACTCAACATTCCAGTTTGCGCCTTTAAAATTAATGCCTTTAATTTTTTCATTAATAACTTCGGTAGTCATAAAACGATAATCATTCTTAAAGTCACCTGACTCGTTTTCAAAATGAATTCCTACTGGCATTGATTCACCGTTGCGATCTTGCCTTAGAAGCTCAATCTTTGCATTTTCCTTATATTCGGGAATATTAAGAATAGTATTAAGTTTAATTAGATTAGGCATGCCAAACGTGCCTTCAAAATCTAAGTTAGGCTGTTTAAACTTAGCTTTAATAACAACACTTTTATCGTCGCTTACTGCTTCTAATTCAGTTGAATCCTTTGTGCCAACCACTTTAATAGTATCAATACATCCCAATGTTTGTGTATGTGCTACAATGTCTAATAGAAAGTCTCTCATTTTGTTTCCTTGTTGAATATTATTTAGAATTTTATACTAAGGGTGCAGTTTTTTCAATATATTTTGCCATGTTTGCTGTTAATTTAAACGGAGTCATTTCACCTGGTTTTTTAACTAAAATAGTTGATCCATATGAGTTCATAATATCTTTCTTTAAGAATTCATATCCCATTGCAATCAGTCTATCAACTAATTGGTTATGATTAACCGCACTAAGTCCGTGATTTTCAGAAAGATTTAAACCATCAAATGTATCATCTGGAATAAAATTAAAAATGAAGTACCCGCCTGGTCTCAAAACTTTAAAAGTTTCTTCAGCCCAATTAGCTATAAAATCTATATCTTTAACCATAAAGTAGCTATAAGAAAAAACTAATCCAAATTGATTTTGTGGCAGATTACTAAGATCAAAATCCTTAATTTGATATTTCATTAATCGACGTTCATTGAAAAAATCATTAAACAATGAACCTACTTTTTCTAAATTTTCCATATAATAGTCAGCAATATATAAAGGTTCACCCGCTACTGCTTCTGTAGTGAAGGTTCCTTTGCCTGGGAATAATTCTAATACTGGAAACTCAAAACTTATTAAGTTAGTATATCTAGATCTCAATGAATTATATAATTCATCATCAAATTCAACTGTATTATAAAATTCTAAAAATTGTTCAGCAGTAAGTCTATTTGGGTTCATTCTACTGCTGCGACTATGACTGCGATCTGAAATATTAATTTTGTCGTCTTCAATGATTTTTTTAAAACTATTTAAAAATTTTTCAAAAGATTCAAAATCAATGATATCAATTTGTGTTTTTAGCAGTTGCGGTTTAACTTTAATTAAAACATCATACTCTAATTGTTTAATAAAAGATATTAAATTACTTATTTTCATGAAAATAAACTTTCAAATGTGTTTTGAATATTTGTTGAATTGGCGAGATCCCAATCAAGCACACCCAATAGGTTTTCTACTTTTTTAGTAATAATACCTTCCTCCATGCTATTAGGATCAAATGGCATATCTTTAAACCACTGTGGCAAACGTTGTTCATCTGTTGGGTAAGCAATACTTGTTAGCCCCAATGGATTGGGTCTTAATTTGCAAACAATACACTTCATGCCGTCGGTAATTTTCATACTGCGATTGTCACTATGCATACGAAGCATATTGTTCCAATTAATTGCAGCCCTAACATGTCCAGGCATGTTTGCTTTACCTTGCTTATCTTCAAGCTCACCATAATATGTCAATTTGTTAACACGTTTAGGAGTACCTTTTTCCCATGCAGGCCTTAGTTTAAATTCTTCCTTAAAGATTTTAATACTTTCAATTACTTGTTCTCTAGTATCTCCATCCAGCACTTGTTTAAGAATTGAACTTAAAAAGTCCTGCACCACCTTTGGTGTATCACTGCGTTTAAGATCGAGTCCCATTGCTTTGATTTTGCCATTTTTACCTTCGATATCTAAACGCTTGCCTTCGAGATCAATGATTAATGCAGCATAGCGTTTCTTAGTAATAAACAAACTCTTACTAGCAACAAGTTCTCTACCACCTTTGATAATATTGCCGTTCTCAAAAGGCACATGAAATGCACGTTCCATGAAACTAGGAAAACTAACATTGACCTGTTCAGCAATTTGATCATATAGATTAATACAAATATCTCTATTCCATTCCATACGACCTGCTGCTACATCATCTTTAACCACTGGCCAAGCACTGAAATAAACAGAATCTGTGTCACCATAGATAATTGTTTTACCTACGTAGTCGTACTCTCCAGTGAGCACTTCATTTACTGTGGCATCCATATGTTGAGCAATACATCGTCCGCTAAGAGTAGTGGACTGTCCAATACGCTTGTCAAAGAAGCGACAGCCAGGATTGAGAATGGCGCCGTAGAGGCTGTTGAGGTTAATTTTTTTAACCAATTGCCGCTTGTCCCAAAACGCTGCTTCTTTTGCATCTTTGGCTTCTTTTTTCTTAGCTTGGAGCTCTTGACGTTCTTTATACCACCGTTCAAGCAACCCCGGGACAACTCCTTGTTGTTCAAGAGTGAACAATGTACCATTCGCCGACAACGACCACGAGTTGTTGCTGTCAAAGACCATCCTGTAGACTTGTGATGCCGAATACGTTTCATTAGATCCATCCTCCCAATCGATGGTAATTTCTGTACCAATTTCTTTATTCATAACTGCTTGATATTCAAGTGAACCAAACATACCTTCCCATGCATCTGCAAAGGTACTGCCATTATCCATTTTATTTTTAATATAAAGGTCAGTCATTACCGGACGAAGTTGTCCAATAATAGTTTCAACACTCATGTTTAATGAACGAATAGCACTGGGATATAGACTGTTAATATCAATTGCCCCAATCCATTCGTGAATGCCTTTTTTAGGATAAGCAACATAAGCACCTGCTGCTTGAGTATTACCATCATGATTACGTCTGCTGGGTACAACCACTCCTCTTTGATGAGCTTCGTTAATAATTGCTTGTTCAGTCACTGCCACAGCACCCATCGTGGTCTGTAGTAGCACAGTATTAGCATGAGCAAGTTCGTTAGCTAAATCTAGAAACTTTAGTTTTTTATCTAGTTTGTCTAATAGTGCAACGTCTTGTCTGTTATATTCTAGAAACTTCTTAAAGTCTTGATTGTATAATTGATCTAAAGAGCCTTCATAAGGAATCTTACGTTCATTTAGCTCATACTCACCAATAGCGTCAAGTGCGTAACTATGGCGTTCTTCATAGGTATACTTACGATAAAGATTCATATAATCAAGATGCACACGACCAACGATATCAAATGTTTGACGCTCTAATCCATACTTCTCATATGTGCGATCTCGCGGCATTTGATTCCACAAACAAAAACGTCTTGTGTCATCTTTACTAAGCACACGAGCAGTACGATTAATTGTATAAGGAATATCAAAACCTTCGCTATTCCAACCGCTAAGGATATCTGCGTCTTCAATAAGATCTAGAAATGTTAGCAGCAAGTCTGATTCGCGTTCAAACAAGAAACAATTATCGATTGTGTCGGTAATTGTTTTTGCATCATCCCAAGTCATTGTGCTGGGTGGTATGCACAGTGTTATTAGTTTATCTAACCAATTAAGATAAAGCGTAATAGCAGTAATTTTAGTAAAAGGATCTTCGGGACTTGAATACCCTCGGATAGAATCAAAATCTGTTTCAATGTCAAAAAATGCCACTTGTAATTCTGGTGCATCATGCCCAAGATAATTATCGGCTAAACATCTAAATATGGGGTTGATGTCGTTTTCAAAAAGTTCTTTGCCTTTGAAAGCAGCCATTTCTTTTCGAAATTCTTTACTGCTACGGGTACTGACTCTTTTGCATCGTTCTCCCCATAGTGTTCTAAATTCACCATTTTCGTGAGGATAATAAAAAACATAATTCGCTGGATAATCTTTGTATTCTCTACGTCCGTTTTTACGTTCAACAATATGAATACGTTCTTTTTCTCTGTCGATAATTGCGTCGACGTACATTTTAATTCCTTTAAGCTACTTACGGCTAGCTACTGCCACTGCATGTCTTTTGACTTTTTAATTATAACACAAATTAGATTAATTAACATTATGTTTTATTAAGAACTTTTAATAATTCTGGATTAATCAAATTGAATATAAAATTAAAACTAATAATAGTTTTGCGAATATCATTGCTCACTTGTGGAGCTCTATGGATAGTATAGCTGGGAAACAATAATATATCACCTTCTTTTATATCGGGTACTATAATTTCATTTTGATTATTTGGCACAACTAACTCTGTTTTTGGACCGCTTTCATCTAATTCTAGATAATAAACTCCAGTATAGTTACTGCCATGTATATGCCAGCCGTGTGTATTACCCTGTGTATATTGTTGAAACCAAAGTTCTTCAATGATAGCTTTTTGATAACCTGCACGTTGCGCGATTAAATTAAGATAATCTTCCAACTTGGGCTTAATTAACTTGACCCAATTTCGATCAAAATCTTTTGCACGACTCCAATCTAACTTATTGATTGTATCGCTATAATATGAATCAATCTGAACAAGAGAGTCGCTCTCTTGTTCAGCAATTGAATTGAGAATTGAATCCTTTAAATTATCGTGTTCAGTAAATTCGCCATGAATCAATATTGATTCAATAGAATACTTGGTCGCTTTAATCATTCACTGTCTTCGTGCCGTAAATTGTCTGTGCTATTTAAGATACTTTCGATAACATCAAGATCATCGCGTACACGATCATAATCACGCTTTTGTGCCATCTTAATTGCTCTCTTTAGTAGACTGGGTTTGATTTCAAGTTCTTCAGCAATGTGCTTAACTGTGTCATTTAGACCTTCATTAAGTGTTTCGATTTCAGTCATTACAGTTGAGCTTTCGCTAATTAGCTGCTTGAGCTTGGCACGTTCTTCTGGATTAAAGTTACGAGTTGTCATTTTTTTCCTCTTCAAATAATGCTTCTAGCAGTTTAAATTGATGATAAGCTGCTATGTATTGTTCGCTATTATAGCGCGGTTCAATTTGTTTTGCACTATGATATTGCTGATATGCGTCTAAAAGTGTGGGATTTTTTTCAAACTTATCAAAGTCAGGCACAATGATATGAAACATTTCATTTAATAGCTGTATGTTTTCATATAGTTTATCAATATTAATTTTATGTTTCTTGGTATTTACGTAGGGATTTGAAGTATCAATTTCTAAGTTGCCACTTATTTTAATACTGGCATTTTGATTGTTTATTACATTATTGGAGGATATATAATATCCTCCATTTGCTGCTGATGCAGCATTAATTGTATATACACCGTTACTAGTAGTTGTTGGAGTTATTGTTGTTGTTGTGTTAGACGAAAACCAGCTCATATCCGACCTCAGATCAGATCTTTACAGGCTGATCCTCTCTTGACTTTTTATAGTTTACAGCATATTTGTCAGGACTGCAATTAAATTTTTTAACAAAAGCTGAACGAAGTTTTTTTGGCTCAACTCTAAATTTTTCGCATATACTTTGCATTAACATATCTATAGCATCATATTTTGTATCAGGTATATGCTTTAAATTATGTTCAAGTTGATCTACTGCATTAGTCAATGATTGTTTTATATTTTCTTTGACGCTTACATCATAACGCCAACGACTAGCCATTAAGCTGCGGGCACCCGCACTAACAGGATATTTAGATTGTACAGCAATACTCATAACTGCTTCTTGTATAAATTCTTTACTACGCATTAAAATTTCCCGTCTGATCTTAATTTAGGAACTTTTCCGCCTGCTCCAACATTAAAACCTAACTTAGCAGCTTGTTTAGAATCTTCTCCTGGTTTGACATCCTGCGTCATTGCCATAGAATAACGTGGATCATTGGCTTCTCGTTTGTTCTTAGGAATATAGCCAACTCCGCCCGTTTCCATTATTTCTTTTAATCTCATCAGCAGTTCCATTTGCGTAGTGATTTATTAATACGGCTATTAGGATCTCTTGCTGTTTTTGCACTGGTGCGCTTTTTCTTCATGCCTCTCATTCTAGCACAAAAGCTTTTGCGACGCTTACTTGCTTTGCTGCCTTTTTTTAATTTGCTGGGTTTAGTAGTTACTGCGGTTTGTAGTTTGCTACCAGGATGACTACGACGATAACTAGCTACACCTTTCTTATTAAGACCGCCATTCTTGTTCTTACCCTTTTTAGTTTGCCAAGCTTCAGCTTCATTTAACAAATCTAAATCATCAACAAATTCTAGATCTTCCCAAATAATTTCAGGATCTACGCCATGTTGTTCTGCCCAATCCTCAATCATTTCTTCAATCATATCAAAGTCAGACTCGAGTTCTAAATCTTCAGATAATACTGAAGAGTCAATATCATTGCTTTCATTCTTAACACAATTATTAACTCTTACTCCGCCCTTCATTTTGGTTCCTTCTTTATGCCAGCCAGTCCAGCATTTGGGATCCAATCTTTGCTTTTCTTCATCCATTTCATCTTTTGGCTTTTTACCAGCCTTCTTCATTGAAATTGCAATAGCAGCTTGCTGGGCAGCATTAGCAGCTTCATCATATCTATTGTACTTTTTACGTACAGGTTCAAGGTCCTTGCCGTCTTTACCAGCTTGAGCTAAAGCTTTCATACCTTCTTTGCCATATTTCATCATGCCTTTTGCAGCACGACTCATAGTTTTAGCTTCTTCTGTAATTATTTCTTTTATTCTCATGGTCTGCCCTGTCCCTTATACTTTTTAAAACTACGTTTCTTATGTTTGTTCATCGAACTAAGTTTAATATTGCCAAGACCCTGACTTGTACCTTTATCTACAGGGAACCGAATTACTTTAACTTCTTTAGGGGCCTTGGCCATAGTTGATCTCCTACTTATAAAAAGTATTTATAAGAGAAATTTCGTTTTGAATAGTAGCTACAGAATCTTCCGGTGTTAAACAGAAAGAAAGATATGGCGCTCGTAGTTTAGAAATTGGTTCAAAATCTGGAGAAGCACATACCTTTTTCATATCTTCTTCAAATATTTTCTTAAATTTTTCATTAGGCTTTGGCAATGCAAATACAAGTATAGATTGCAGTGAAAATTCCTTCATGCCTAATTCATTTGCAGTTGGGGCATTGGGAAAATAAGATAACCGTTGAGGAGATGAAACAACTAAAGCATTTAAATTTTGCATATCTGGTACAGTGAATACTGTATAATCTGCCTCTTTATTTTCTATAGCCAATTTAATTTCAGGACTGGTTTTATAATTGATAGTTTTTACTTTGTCTGCAATACCATATTTTTTAACAAAGATATCGTTCAAAACAATAGATCCTGGCGCAGTAAGCGTTGTAGCCATAAATGTTTCTTTTGACGAACCTTTAATCTTAGCCACTAACTGATCAATTGTTTTTACGTCTGAATCACTAGCAACCATAATTGCATATGTATTTTTTCCTATGCTTGTGCTAATAACAAAGTCTTTGTCACGATCAAACTCCGAGTCTTTATTGGTAATACGATTAAAAGTAAATGTTGAGACGCCGTTGTACAAAACAACATTTCTGCCATTTCGAGCTTCTGTTAAAGCTCTTAACATTGAAGTGTCCCCTTGTGCTCCTTGTACTACACCAAGTCGATATTCTCTTTCATTTTGAACACTGTTTAGTACTTTTGTAATACCGACTACTATCTGTCCGCCAGATCCAACTACTGGTAAACTGGTATAGATATCAACTACGGGTTTATTTTGTGCCATTACTGGACTAGATAGAAAAAGACTTACTATTGCAATTTTAAGACCATTTAGCATTTATTACTCCTAAGCTATATCTGTCTGAGTATATGTGTTTATTCAGTAAATTTTTATTTTCAATTTTTGCATATTTCTTAAAGAAATATTCATTTTGTTCTTTTAAAGCATCGCGAGGAACACTAGAATTATTAGTTAGCATCCCAACAATTTTTAGATCAGATGATTCTGTACTGTGTTTAGGTGCCTTGAATATTTCATCATTCCAGTGTTTATATATCAATCGAGTGTATGAACGTTGAAAATTTTGTTCTTGATCGTGTGCTTTTACTAGAGAATTCATTTTTTGATGTCTAAATAGCTTCTCTTGATTTAACATAAATGATGCATAAAAAGCAGCATTAGTTTCTAACGCTTGTTTTATTACATGACTTTGTTTAATCGGTATAAGAGGAACATCAGGAGTCCAAAAGAAACTTTCAAATGTATAAATGTTATTAATCTCACCCATTTGTATCAGTTTTACACTGTGCATTGTGACATCGCTAAAGTGAAATATCAATTCATTGCGAAACATTCTTAAATTTGGTTTTTCAGTACCCCTGAGGAAACAAGTCTTCTTTCCTGTATCAATAGTTTTATTATTATGATGCTGTTGAAAGAAATTTCTTACAAATGGTGTTGTACTAGCAAGAAAACTGGCGTTTGTTGCATATTGATCCATTCCGAGAAAACTAAATTTTCTAGTAGTTACATCGTCAACTAGAAAATCACTTGAATCTAGTAAAGTTAATTTTGTATTTGAACTCTTTTTTAATGCTTCTTGCAACGCAGGCAATGCTGCGTATTCATATTCTAAAAGTATTTTAAGTGATTGATCATTTAACATTAATGATCTATCTATATTTTTAATTGCGTTGCTTTGATGTACAACTTGTATTTCGTCAATAAAAATGTCATTGTCTAAAAATACATTTAAAACTTCGTGACTATCTGCTCCGCCTGAATAACTTAAAATTATATATTCATAAGTATCTCTAAGTTGTTGCGCTCTTATTCGATATAGTTCTTGTAGTGAAATGTCAGGTTCAATTTGCCAGTCAATTTTTCTAAATATCTCATCATTAAACTTAAAATGTACAGGTAAATTTCCGTACACTAACATATCATCTAAAAGTTCTTGACGATTGATGTAAATTTTATTATTGTATTCATAATAACCACAATGTAGTTGTATCATACATTAATTTATACTATCTTAAATGTATAATATCAATTAATTTAAGCGTCTCCGACCATTTTCTTACCAGGGCGCCCTTTATCTTTACCCTTCCAATAGCCAGTGAACTTTGG